ATCTAATGCTTATAACTCATGTAGTATAGTAAAAACGGATATATACGAAGATAGAATTGAAGTAATTTATAGATGCGAACCAACATTTACTACTTGGCCAGGTAATAACTATCCTAAAATATATAAAGAAATTTATAGTAGGACTGATGGTTCAATGCACAAGGTTGATGGAACTTATATCCCAGAACAACATTATGATGAAACATATGAATTTTAACCAAAACAAATAACCTATGTTAAAGTCAGAATTAATTAAAGAAAACGAAAGACTAAGGATGGAATTAAGTATGGTATGTAATAGCCCTAATACTTTTGAATCATTAATTATAATTAAAAGAGAACAACACAAAGATAGATTAGAAAGAGCAATTTGGTTTGGGGATTTTACCAAATCAGAAAAAGAAAAACAAAAAGAACATATCATTGATATAATGAAATCAGATGAAGATGATGGATTATACAAAATGTCTGAAGAAGAGATAAGAGATTGGCATATGATTCAAAGTTTAAAAGAAAAATATGGAGAATAGGGATTTGATTTATGAAATGGCTAAGAGATTAGACATGGTAATTGAAGTAACAAAAAAAGGTGAATACATAGGTAAATTTAGGTTCATAAACGATAAACTACATAAACTAAAAGAAGATGAGAAATTCAACAATAATAGTGAAGAAGAAAAGGTGCGTTAGTTGCGGGAATATTGATTATCATTTTTCTAAAAAGATGTGCAAGCAATGTGCTACAGTGGTTTCTACTCAAAAGAGAATGGAAGAATTTGAAGATGATTCAGAAAGTTTTCAGAATTTAGTTGCAGATCTTGACCATGTATTTAGCCAGTATTTAAGAAATAAATATGCAGATAAAACAGGTATGGTAGAATGTTATACTTGTGGTGGTAAACATACTATTGCAGAAATACAATGTGGTCATTTTATGGGTAGAGTAAATTTGGGAACAAGATGGATGGAAGATAATTGCAGACCACAATGTATGGAATGTAATTACTTTAAGACAGGTAATATTGAAGAATTTGAGAATAAACTAAACGAAGAGAATGGAGCATTAGTTGAATACCTTAGAGAAACAGCTAGGCAGACAGTAAGACCAACAAGAGATGAGCTTAAATCTTTGATCCTAGAATACAGGGCAAAGCTGAACTTAGTAAAAAAGAAATTTATTTAATTTTACAGAAGTAATTGTAGATTGGTGGTTTTAAGCAAATATACCCTCCTGTATTTCTATACTGGGAGGGTTTTTATGTCACAAATATTTTAAAAGTTATGACACAATCCGCATGAATTTTTCTAATAATTCATGCAATTTTAATTAAATTAATTTTGGTTAGTATATTTAATTAAATTAATTTTACAAAAAATATATAAAATGGCAAGAAAAATAGATCCAGAATCAGTTTCAAGTAAGGTGGCTGATTTAACATTAGGAGAAAGTATTAGATTAGACAATCCATATACATCAGTTATGGTTATGGTTTCAAATCTTAAAAAGAAAAAAGGACACGAAAAGAAAATATTCAAGGTGAAATTTATTGATGAAAAAACAATTGTAACAAGAATAAAATAAGTATTATGCACATCCAAACCGTTAACTACACTAGAACATTTAATTTAGGCAATTACTCTTCTGAAAAAATTGGTGTTGAATTTTCTCTTAATCAAGGCGAATCTGCAAACAAAGCTCTTGACATTGCAAGAGAATTAGTAGAAGAATATCATAAGCAAAATGTAGAAAGATTAAAAAGCTTAGGGTATTATCATGATGAAATTATTGAAGTAATTCCTACTCAATCAAAGCAAACATTAGCTGAAAAAACAAAATCATTTATTGATTCTTGCAAAACGAAAGAGGAATTAAAAGCTTGGGAGTTAATGAGCAAAAGCAATCCTGAAATATTAGAACATTATAACAACAAACTAAACACACTTTAATGAACTGGAACGAAACACTAATCAGAGCAAGCTCTGTCGGTTATTTAATGACCGAACCTGTAACTAAAGCAGATAAAGAAGCTGGAGTATTATCCAAGACTGCACAAAAACATTTAATTGAAGTTTATATCGCTGAAAAATACGGAAGAAAGCGAGATATACAAACAAAGCAAATGAAGAAAGGTATTGAAGCTGAACAAGATTCCATTGATTTATTATCAATGTATCTTAAATTACCATTTAGTAAAAACGAAGAAAGATTTAAAAATGATTTTATAACAGGATTGCCAGATATTATTAATGGCGATACAATTATTGACATAAAGTCAAGTTATGATCTTTGGACATTTTTAGGCAATATACCAGATAAGTTAGATAATTTATACTATTGGCAAATGCAATCTTATATGTGGCTTACAGGCACAAGAAAAGCTACTATTGCGTATTGTTTAGTTAATACACCAGAAAGTATTATTCAACAAGAGAAATTTTATTTGCTTAAAAAGATGGATGTAATTTCAGAAGAAAGCCCAGAATTTATTAAAGAGGCGATGAAGATAGAATTCAATATGACATTTGATGATATATCAATTAATGAAAGAATACTTACGTTTAACGTCAATAGAAATGAAGATGATATTTTACGAATTGAACATAAGGTTCTAAAAGCTAGAACATTTTTACAAGAATTAGAACAAACGCATTTAAACTTTAATAATGAGTGCTAACATCATAAGTGCTGTTCAAAATTTAAAAATGGCTCAAGAACAGTTTGAGGATTTTTGTAGGCAATATCCTGAAACAAAAGGAGAGAAATTATTTAGAGTTTACGTTGGTAAAATTAATTGGATGTTTAATGATATTGTGACCCATCCATTTTTAACTGAAGAAGTAAGATCAGGTATTAAAAAAGAAATAAATAGTGATATATTTGCTATACCAGCAATCCATGAAAAAGTTGCATTGTTAACTCCAGAGCAAAGAGAAATGATTGAGCTAACATTAGACGCAATGCTTGATGGAGAGGAGGTAAAAATAGTAGATATAAAAGAATTAAAACAATAAAAAATGGCTAAGAAAAAAACAGAGATACCAAAGGAAATACAAGTATATACAGAAGGATGTGATTTTTGTATGCAGTTTGATTATGATGAACCTCATGTAGTAGGTGCAAGCCCTGATGGTGATGGCGGCTTAGAAATAGTATTAAAAGCGTACCAAGATGCTGGTATTACTTTTGTGTGTCCAAACACTGGTAAAAAACTTAGATTATTTTCAAGACCTTTGTCTGATGCAGGTAAAAAAATATTAGAAGATCAGCCTAATAACTAACTTTTTTTATGTGAATTAGCAAATTTACGAGCTGCTTCAACACTACCAAATCCCCAAGCTTTAAGAGCTAATGCTTTTCTAGTTGGTTCACCATTTGGTTTCTTCATAGCACCCGTCATGCCAGCAAAACGAGCTGCAAACGAAACTCTACGAGGATTCGTACCTTCTTTAACAGGAGCTTTTAAATTACCACCTGTTTCTGCATTGTAAGATGCACGACCTTTGGCATTTAAGCCACCTTCAGGGTTTTTACCCTCTTTTCTTTGCCAAGCTCCAGACATAAATTACATTTTTTCTTGTGCTTTAATCTTTTTTTCTTGCTTTAACATAGCCGCAGTTGGTTTTTTACCACTACCCTTGTTAGCACGAATATTATCCCATAAACCACGAGGTGAATATGATCCATCCGCGCGTTTCATCATCTTTAATTTACTTTTCATACGCTAATTTACGAATTTATTTCCAATTTTCAGACTTCCAAATAGCTAAATCTATTCCAGTTAACCCTTCAGGAGGCTGCGCATTGCCATTTTTAAGCTCTTTTTGAGGCACTTGAATAAACTTGGCGTTAATCTTACCATCAAAAACCTTATGTGGCAAATTTGAGTCGGTTGTGTTATAATTATCCATTAAATAATTCACTACTTGCTGAACAGATGTCAAATTTTGCTCTTTTTGAATCATATCCAACTTATATGTGTCAAATCTAACTCCAATTGGTTTGCTTTTTGCCATAATTTATAGTTTTTCTATTTCTTGTTTAACTTCTATGTAA